TGATAGTCATCACATCGCACACGACCGGAAGGTCGAATGCGTGTTCTTGGGACACCGTGAGCCAGTCAACGAAGTACATAAAGCGACTTCCATGTGCATGCACACAAATAACAATGGCTCAAAATCTACACGTGCGAACGTGCACAAGTCAATACGAGTCACATGCACACACGTATGATTTTGATGAGGTGGATCAATGAATGGGAACGACATGCCAACGAACGTGCGCCTGACACAATCCGAGCAGGAAGCGCTCAGGCAAAAAGCAATAGAAATCAACAAGTTACTGATAAAGCAGGGGCGCCAACCGCTCAGGGATAGCGAGCTTGTGCACAAAATCCTTGAAAAATCATTGGCTTACGCCCAGCTGACAAGCGAGGGCGAGATAGTCATTGAGTACGAGTGACCGTGGGAAACCACGGTAAAGTGGGGGTGTAACAGCACCCCCACCCCATCCGGCTCCAGATCGGCGAGCCAAGAAGCAAGATCAAGAGCGTCTCCGACGGCCCTACCGGGGGTCTCTCGGCGAGGGCCAGGGGTGCAGGGGGAAAAGCTCTCCCCTGCTCCCCAGGCGGAGAGTGGAGGGACGGAGGAAGGGTCAAGGGTGAAGGCTTCGCCCCTGATCCTCACCCGTTCGTTTTTTCGCGGTGGAGCGATGCGAAAAAGCCGCTGCGGCTTCCGGTCAGGCCCTTGACTGATCAAGGATTCCAGCGGGAATGGGGACGTTCAAAGCAGCGCATTGCGCGTTACCGGGCGGACTGACCAACTGCCAATCGGGGTGGCGGCGACCATTGTCGAAGTGCTTCCCCTCCCAATACCACCAAGACTTCCACGCCCTGACATGGGCGTTATCAAGCCAGCGCCGCTCCGTTGCTGGGTCCATGTAGTACTCAAGCATAAAGGTCCTCCTGACCAGTCTTTTCAAGCAGCTGAGCAGCCGAGGCGCGGGCCTGCTCGATGATGTGGCGGAGCCGGCGAATCTCCGTTCGCTGGCTATCGATGACTTCGTGCAGCTCCTGATTCTTGTGGTACAGGTCGAAGGCATCGAGTGCGGCCATTTTGAACGCCTTACTGGCGACCTTCTGGCCGTACTGCATCTTGAGGCGGTCACCTTCCTCGGTGGTCACATCGAATTTGATCAGCATTTTGGTACCTTTCCTTTCAACCAGGTTCGTTCCTCGAGGAGGGAAATGGTACCAAACCATCCGAAGAATACCTAGAGATTGGTACCATTTGTTCGACCTGGTGCGATCGGAGATCCGCAAAAATGGTACCAGTCGCCTCGCATAATCCGCCGTTATGTTACGCCTGCCCTACGGGCTGCGCTGGCCGCAGGATAGTCCCAGCGCACCGGCTCAACATAACGCCGAGCCTCAATTATGCGAAGCGCCCAATCAGAACGGGAGCTGCTGCCGCAGCATGTCGAGCCAGTGCAGGTCGGCAACGACCATGCCGATCACAATGCCCAGGACGAGCACGACAAAGTGACTAAAGAACCCCCGGCGCCGGGGTTGCTGCCTCGGCGAATGGATTCGCGCCGATGAGCGATTGTTGCGACTCTCCTGAAACCATTCCCTGTCTTGAAGACCCACGGCTAGAACCTCCTACGTTGATGGATCGCGGCAGCATGTTAGTTGCCACGGACAGGCATTGTGCATGAGCCATCGCGTAGAGCGAACCGGAAGCGTCGAAACACTGGCAACGGGTCGCGTTGTAAATGCAGCCGGCAACAGGCTTGGCCGTCTCGGTTTCTGACCAGTCATAGAGGGTTGTCGTAGCTGGCAGCGCTTTCTTCTGGCCCGTGGTGGACGCTGCGCGTACACCACCGGGCTCAGAAGGCGCTGCCGTTGCAGAGGCAACAGGTTGATGAATGTCAGCACCTGAGCCGGTCAGCAGGCTGTTCTGATTGGTTGAAGCATTCCAAACGACCAGACCAGATACAACGACGATGAATATCAAGAGCGCCGCGAGCTTCTTAGGCACCTTGAACTTGTGAGTATGGATGGTGGCCGACTGGTAGTACTGGAAGTGCTCTTTCGGAAACTTCCATGGGACGCTGTCTGCTCTGCCCTGCTCGCCCCGATCGTTGGGAGAGTCAACGGTATGTTGCCATGTGTACTTGGTAACGATCTTAGCGCCAAAGGCTCGATAGAGGTGGATGTGCTCACCGGCCAGCTTGCGGATGTGGTGATGAAGAAAGCTGGGCGATTGGCTGACGAAAACAAGGTCATGGCCAGTGTGCCGATGGACTTCCATCTGGCGTAGACGCTCGTCCTTGACCTCACCACGGTGAGCGGTGGATGGATACAGGTGCGGCTGTTGAGCCTCGTCGTAAACAACGAGCGAGCCCTCGGGTGTGTCTCTCCAGTCGTCAGGGGCTGGATGGCACTGCGGGATTTTCAGGCCGGCGATGTTGGAATAGACCGGTCTGCCCTCCTCAACTGCCTTAAGAATCAGGCCAATGCAGTAAAGGGTTTTCCCGCTACCGGGAACAGCGGTGATAAGGGTGATCATATGCGAGACCCGAAGAAGGTTTGAATGGCTTGTATGGAAGCGCGAGTTAGGAAAGCGCTACAGACGATGGAAAGTGCCTGAGGAATTCCGGCGATACTAAGAACTTGGCTTACTTGCGCCGGAAGACCGCCAAAAGCAACTTGCACCTGCTGTACAAGTTGCTCAACGAGCGTGAGCAATCCGTAGTAAGTAAAGACGCCAATGCCAAGCGCAACGAATATCTTAGCGATGACGCTGGAGATTATGTAAACGCCGATAGTTACGAGAATCGCAGGCATTATTCCGACCTCGCTACGCCGAGACTGATATAGATGGCTGCAATTAGTGCAGCAATGATAACAAGCGGTTTGATCATTCCCGCCCAGGTGCACGCAGGCTGCCAGCTGAATTCATATGAGCCGAGATTAGTCTCGATCATTGTAGGAGCTGGACAAGTTGCATTGCCCGGAATAGTTATGGAGTCTGAAAAATCCTCATCATCGATAAAATCAGAGAAGTCTGGAGCTTCCTCGGTGAATGGTTGTTTAACCCAATCAATGAATGAACAGACTGTCGGCATGAACGCGCAGTCAGTTGGGACTTCGATTTTAGGCGGCGTGACGGTGGTCGTATTGTTGGTGGTGGTCGTGGTTGTAGAAGTGCTAGTTTTGATGCCGTTCTGATATGTGGTGGTAGTTGAGGTCGGGGTCGCGGTAACAGAAAGCGGCGAGGGACTGTACTTGAACTGAATTGAAGGCATGGTTTCAGTTACAGATATATCGCCAGTTGAGGGGTTAGTCGTGGTTGTAGTAACTGACGGCAAATCAACAGAGGCGGGGCCTGTGAAGTCGGTGGCGTCTGGATAATCAAAGGTTCCGGGGATTGAGTCGAGACGAGGGCCGAAGTCCGCCCAATGCTCTTGTGGAATTGATGGGACGTGGGATGCGAGCTGTTCATAATCGGCATCCGAAAAAGGAACAGGCGAAGGCTTAGTACTTCGGCATGTGTAGTCAGGGTTAACACCGTTAGGACAGTTAAACGCCGTTCTTTGCGTGTAGCCGATATATTGCTCGGGCACAGACGACCAAGGATCATAACGAATGCAATCGTATGAAGTAGTGCCAGTCTGTTTGAGGCGAACAGTTTGCGGAGAGACAGCCTGCGGCCATAGGGACTTGCATGCAGCGTCCGCTGATGAATGGCGGGTAACGACATGCCCTGGGGACGAGTTGGCGAGGTTGGCCGGCCAGTAGTAACCGGAGGTCACTAGGTCCGGAGTCCGGTATAGCGTTCCGTCGGCACCTACGGAGCCGCCCGGTATTTTGTCAAGAAGGTATGCGAGTGCAACACTACCTATAACAGCCTGCGGCGACCCCTTGGCAATAGTGCGTACAGCGGTACCGACCTTCGCCCACCCGAATTTACCACTAAGCTTGGTAGGGATCGTTAAAGAGCCTGACCCGACGTTGACGTTGGAATTAAAGGTGCGCGAGCGCTCAAGTCCGTCAGGCTTTGGAACATATACCTTTTGACCGGTGCCGGGGTCGGTTATAGGAGTAAGAACCGAGGCGCTTACTTGGACGCTGTATAGAACAGCAGCCAGAAGGACGAGACCATAACGAAAACAACAAGCCATCCTGAAAACTCCCAACTTGCAACGTCCATTCGGAACTCCAATAAAAAAGGGGGCCGCTAAGCCCCCTAGTTGCCGAGGCTCGAATTAACGAGCGGAACGGCGGAAGTAGGCGAAAGCCACCACTACAAGCACAACAACGAACATTGCACCACCGATGGTTTGAACATCGCCCTTGAGTGCAGTGATCGCGGTCAGTACGTCAGCGGGAATCATCGAGCCATCCATATTTCAGTTCCTTTCATGAGATAGAAGAAAGCGTGTTAACAAACCACATCCCCAGGCAGCGCCGTAACACGCAACAACGGCCCATCCGAGTTTCAGCCCATCAGTAACAGTGAGAGGCGGAATTATTGAAGACTGCACGACCCATGTTTGGCAGACGCCATTGACAAGTTCAGTGCAGACGTAGGTGTCCATTAATTAGCGCCTACCGCCTTAGGAGCCGGAGCGGAAATGCGGCGGGCTTGGCGCGGGTCAACTTCGAAGTGAATGCGGTCATCCTTGATAGAACAGGAAATGTCGCACTCGTAATGACCGACCGGCAAAACTTCGTTCTGAGAGGCGGCGTAGTAGCTGAACTTCTGCGGGTACGGGACGCCCGGCAGGTGCGCGTAGGCTTCGGCCATCCAGTAGGGCTTGCCAGACTTGGCAGCGGTACCGGTACGGAAGTTGCCGGTGGTTTCGATCTTGATAGTCATAGCCATGGGTATTGCCTCTTAAAAGCCGAACAGGTCGGCAACGCAGGGAGTGCCACGCTCTTGGCGTTCCAAGAACCATTGGCGTTCGGGCTTGATGCCCTCGGACTGGCGAGCTTCGAGCGCTGCCAGGGTTTCGTTTACTTGCTGCTGCAGAACCGGGTTAACGAATGGCCGGGCCTGCTGTTGCTCTTGAAGGCGGCGGCGCTGGCCGCTGGTGAGCTGGGTGCCTTGGAAGCTGACGGTGCGAGTCATGGACGGAACTCCAAGCGCACGAAGTAGAGCGCGATGACACCGCCCGCGAGGGTGACCAGGAGAGAGAGGGTCGGTGCGATCATGCGAAGAACCATCCAAATAACTTGCCGATGTAGAAAGCAGCGATGAACCAGCCAGCAATGGCACCGCCAATAAAGAAAAACTGGCAAGCAACGGAGTAGAGGGTGCGCATCATGCAGCCACCTGCAGATGGTTCGGGCGCTGGTACCAGCTCGGAATGGCCAGCACGGTGGACTTGGTGATTTCGCGGGCCTGACGGACGAAGACAGGCGCGAAGCGTGAGGTATCGCAGGCGTTACGGATGTTGATGCCGATGCGGTTGAGGCGAGCGGCATGGGTCTGGACTTGCTTCTTGCCGAAGTCGAACTGCTGGCCGTGCATCCACTGAATGGCATACATAGCGGTGGTGTTCGCTGCACGGGTGGTGTCTACGATCTGCTCAGCCAAGAGCTGCTCGGATATGGAAACGATGTCCATGGCGGTCACCTTCAGTCGTTCGTCAATTCTCAAAAACTCGTCGTGGAGTTCGGCAAAACGCCGTTCGTCAAACAGGCCCCAATAGGCCAAGCATTCGCGCTGCAAAAATTCGTTTTTCAGCTCCTGCTCCATCCGAACCACGCCATGAAGGGCGCAGTAGTCGCGGACGCGCTGCACGTACAGGAACTCGGGGGATTCATCGCCGTACAGGCGCTTGATCTTCGGGAGCAGGTTCTCGTCCAGCTCAAAAGCCTTGTCGTAGGCCTTGCGGTACTGGAGGCGCCCGCCTTTGCCGTTGCCCTTCGGGGTCCACGCGACGGTGCGGCCGTTGGGATACAGGAAGCCGATGCTGTGGCCGATGCGCTGGGAGGAAACGCCGCGCAGGTAGGCCAGCACGTTACCCTCGCCTACCGATACGTTCGTGGTGAGATCGATGCGCTCGATCTTGGCGCCGTCTGCCACGCGATCACCGGTCTTTGCACCTGAAGCGCCGTCCCGCAGATCAACACGGGTGCAGCGGGTGAAGCCCGGTAGGCCGTACTCGGCCAGAAGCTGGTTGTAGACCGAAACACACTGTTCGATGGTCGAGAAACCGAACAGGTTGTCCAGGCGCCCTACCCGGCTTGGGTTGCCCTCGACGCGGATTTTCCGCCCCTGCACATGGATCGTGACTGAAGTGGAATAACTGGCCTCATGCTTGAAGCGAGGCTGGCGGGTGGAGAGCACTTCATTGGTGTTCGTGTCGATTGTGATAGTCATCACATCGCACACGACCGGAAGGTCGAATGCGTGTTCTTGGGACACCGTGAGCCAGTCAACGAAGTACATAAAGCGACTTCCATGTGCATGCAC